TCATATAAACAATCAATTTATCTCGCAAGGGACAAGAGCCCCTTCCCAGAGTTTAACTACAAAAAATATTTGAATGAAGAATTCGCAAAGACTCTCCCTGCAAGAATTAGAATGCTTGTTAAGAGATACGGCATTAGAAATGCGGTCATGCTTACGATCCCTCCTTGTGGCACTATCTCGATGCTCCATGGGATTAGCAGCGGAATTGAGCCTATTTTCTCAGCGATGTACAAAAGGAGATATCGCCAAAACCATATTTGGAAGGAGCAGTTAGTTGTCGATCCGCTATTCCAAGAGTGGCACAGCCAAGACAAGCCGCTGGATAACTTCGTCGGAGCGTATGATGTGGCCCCCGAGGATCATATTAGGGTACAAGCTACGATCCAAAAATACATGGATTCCTGTATCTCCAAAACAATCAACTTACCAGCCACTTCAACCCCTGAAGAATTTTCTCAAGCGGCTTTGGACTACGCTCCATACCTAAAAGGTCTTACTGTATACCGTGCAGGAGCCAAGGAGGGCGAACCCCTTCAAGCTATTGCTCTTACGGATGAAAACATTAAGAAGAACATGGGACAAAAAACTGAGCTTTCTGTTGCAGCGGGAGATGCTTGTTCGTTGGCAGGAGGTGATTGCTAATGGGCAGACGCGATAACGAAGTAACGACTGAAATTATTCTTCTTGCTGTTCTTTATACCGCATTAGGTAGTACATTGTTAGTGGGACTCATCAAATGGTTAGGTTAGCACTAGTAGTAGCCTTAAGCCTAGGATGCTTCCCTCCCCTCATTCACAACACCTTCATGGTTAGTGAATTAGATTCAGGCTGGATTGCAACACCAGCAGATAATATCTGCGGAGTGAAAGAGCCTAGGATGGTAACACAACCTGGAGTAGTGAACTGGCAGCAGTTGATGGATAGTACTCCAGAGATGAAGAAGATGAAGAAAGAGGGAATCAAGAGAGACAGCCCTAAAGGAGCCCAACTAATCTCTGAAGCACAGAGCAGGTGTAAGAGAGCGTGTGTAAAACAAATGCGCGTAGCTAAGGTAGACAGTATGTGGAAGAATATATCTCATGTGAGCAAAGCTCCTTGGGACCAGACTCATGCTGTGATAGCCTTAATGAAGAACGGAAACAAGAAAGAAGTCTTGGTCCGATGGAAGGAGAAAGTATGACATATGTAATTCAAGAGCCCTGTGTAGGCGTAAAAGACACCGCTTGCGTAGAGGTGTGTCCTGTTGATTGTATCTACGAGACAACCCCTAAGGAAGAGAAAGGAATGCTTCCCATGTTCATCCACAATGAAGAGTGTATTGATTGTGGTGCTTGTGAGCCTGAATGTCCTGTAGATGCAATTCGCATTGATGATGAAGCAGATGATAAGTGGATAGAAATTAACCTTTCTCTATCTGAGGAGCAAGGATGATTTACGATTATGTATGCAATGATTGCGAGTGTGTTTGGGATCAAGAACATCCTTTAGGCGAAGCACCTAAAGAAACTGGTTGCCCAGAGTGCGGAGAGGCCCGAGGAAGAAATTGGGCATCCGTCGTTAACTTTGAAATGAAAGGTGCTTGCTACACTAATATCTCTAGAATGAGAAAGCGTTTACATAATGGCATGGAGAAGGACGAGGCAAATAAGTTCTTAAATAGTTCTATTGAGCGATCCGAAGCCGCAATCAACAAGGGTGGGTGGCAACACTACGCTAAGTATACACCGAACTATGACCAGATGGTCAAAAATGGTAGGGCTACCGTTCGGTCAGACAAGGAAAAAACAAAAGCCATAGAAAACTCTATGAATTTGACAAGGGCAGTCTATAATGATGCTGGACGCGATATTTCCGATAGTCTCAAAATGAAGCCCCAATAATGAAATACGATTTTAGCGAGAACATCCAGCGAGGAATTCTCTACCTTTCCAAATACAACAAAGACTTTTATCTTCAGATTGCTTCCCTAGTAAAGCCTTCTTACTTTGAGTTTCCAATTCATGGGAACATCTACGAGGCTATCAAGGGCTACTATGATTCTTATCATAAGCTGCCTCAAGATATTCACCTTATGGAGGAGGTTAAGTCCTTCAAAGGTCAGAAGGAGGATATCTCTGACTATGAGGATGAGTTGCAACGAATCAACTCCATGGATGCATCAAGCATCTCTCACTCAGAGTTTTTCCTAGATCTTATTGAGAAGTTTGCCAAGAGGGAAGCTATGCGGGACGCTATTACTAATAGTATTGGCCTGTTAAAAGATGATCGCATGGGTGACATTGAGCTTCTTGTGAGAGACGCTTTATCAATCAATCGTAATCTAGACTTAGGGCAAACCTACTTCTCCGAACTACAATCCAGATTTGAGCGTAGCTTCCAAGAAGATAACAATTATAAGTTTAGGACCGTTCTTGATACCTTGAATAGGGAGCTTGAAGGTGGCCTAGGCGAGAAAGAAATGGCTATGGTTGTGGCTCCTCCAGGAGTAGGAAAGAGTATCTATCTAGTTAATCAAGGTGTTCAAGCATTAATGCAAAATAAGAAAGTGCTTTACATCTCCTTAGAGATGTCCGAAGATCGCATTGCTCAACGCTTTGATTCTATTATGACACTTGTTCCTCAGAAACAACTGAAGGCTAACTTTACCAAGGTGCAGAAAAGGCTAGAGTTGTTCAAGGAGAAGTTCCCCGAGAGCCAACTAATGATTAAGGAATTCCCTACAGGATTAGCAGACCTTAACAGCATTAGATCTCTTCTTGTGCAGCTTCATAACTATGAGGAGTTTAGTCCTGATGTTTTAATCATTGATTATCTAGAACTTCTGAGGCCCACAAGGGAGGGCATGGCTGAGTATCAAGCGCAACAAAGAATTGCAGAAGAGTTGCGTGGACTAGCAGTTGAGTCTAACTTCCTTGTTTGGACTGCAACCCAAACCAACAGGCAGGGAAGATCGGTGAAGCTCATTACAGACGCTGAACTAGCAGATGCATATGGGAAAATTAGAACCTGTGATTATGCTATCTCTCTCAATCAAACCGAAGAGGAGTTTGATGATGGGCAGATGAGATGTTATGTCATGAAGTCTAGAAATGGAAAGCAGAGGTTTGTTGTCCCAGTATCAATTGATTACAGCACTTTAACTATATCGGAGGCCGACCCATATGACTCAGAAGACTAAGCACATATACGATACTATAAAAGATAATCCCGATCTCCAAACTGTTGATGTGGGTTGGGCTGTATTTAAGATTGTCTTCAAGAAAGGGTTAAAATCAGGGTCCACAAATTGTTGGGGAACTTGTGATTTTGATACTTATGAGATTCACTTAGAAGAGAAGATTGGAGACGCTCCCGCAAGAGAAACTCTTTTCCATGAGATTTGTCATGGTTATTTAGAGCTTTGTGGCATGGGAGGCGAAGGTGAAGGAGAAGATGAAGAATATGTGTACGCTTCTAACGAGCGTGTGACTATAACAATATCCCGAGCAGTCATGATGTTTGCTCGATTGAACCCAGAACTAGCCAAGGAGCTATTATGCCTAAAGTAGATATAAATGAAATCGTTGATAACCTGGACATGGAAACCTACAATGCAATCTGTAATAACATTACTAAGATTGACAGGACTAACATGGACGTTGAGCTTTCTAGACACGCAAGCCACTACTCATACTATTCGGCCATGCAGGATCTAGGTAAGCGTAAATTAGATGATGCCAACTTAGAGCTTACGATATACACCGCTCAAACTAGAAAGGAAAGGACAGAGGAGAGCAGCGGCTTCGCAAAGAAGCCTACTGCAAAAGACCTCGATGATTATGTCCTCTCTACTGAGGGCTATCGCCGCTTGGCGTTGAAGGTGAACGAGTTAACTTTGAAGTATAATATGCTTAGAAGCCTTGTTCAATCGCTTGGACAGAAGAAGGATCTGCTCGTTCAACTGTCTGCAAATATGAGAGCAGAAAAAAACATTTACAGCTAACAAAATTGGGCTAAGTTGCCTATAATACTATTCACAGCTTAACTAACTACAAGGAGTTTACAAATGGCTATTGATCTAGAAAAAATTAAGGAAATCCACGCCAACCTTTCAGGAAAAGGTACTGGTGGTGGTGGGATGTCTGACACATTCCTAAAGATTGAGGACGGCACAAATTCTGTGCGAATCCTACCTCCCAAGGAGGAGGACCAGGACTTTTATGCGATGACTAAGTTGCATCGTGTCCCTCAGCAGGATGGAACGGTAAAGAATATTCATTGCCGTCAGGTTCATGGGGAGCAATGCCCCATCTGCAATCTATACTACTCTCTTTGGAAAGAACCTACCAAAGACGAAACCCTCGCTCGACAGATTAAAGGTAGGGATCGCTACTACATGAATGTTGTTGACCGTGAAAGCGGTGAGGTAAAGATTCTCTCGGTAGGCATTATTCTCTTCAAGAAGATTATTGCTGCAATGGTTGATCCTGATTATGGTGACATTACCGATGTAGAGGAAGGTCACGACTTCAAGATCATCAAGATCATGGAAGGGCAATGGCCTAAGTACGATCAATCTGCTCCTCGTCCCAAGTCTACTCCTGCGGGTAGTGGCAGGGAGATCGCAGGGTGGATGGACTCTCTTCACGATATCCAGTCTCTTGTGAAACTGGAAGATTATGAGGAGCTTAAGCAGATCTCAGAGAGCATCAATCCTTTTGCTGCTGTTGAAAGGTCTGCTGGTGACATCAACCGTTCTAACACAGAGGTTGGTGATGATGATTACATGGAAAAACTACAATCATGAAAAATATTATTTTACCTGCCGCTTTTGCGGTACTTCTTGGAACGGGTCTGATGTCCTGTTCTATGGT